GGACAACCAAAATTGTACGTCGCACGACGCGCTTTTTTTATGGACAGACACCTTCTCTCGAAAGTGCCCTTGGGAGACGACGAACAGCGCCCCTCTTCGCTCAATAGCGTCGAGGAAGACCTTCGGGTCGCCAATCTCCGTTTCCGGAGCCTTACACAGTATTTCAACCGCTGTTATCGGGTTGTTTTACCGCCACTGACTTTTGCTTCCCTTGCGGAAATCAAGTCGTTTTGTGGTTTGGCTCTGAAGTCGGAGAATTTCTCAATATTAAAATACAAAAAAAATTTAGATAACTCGATCCACCCGTGGGGCGAAGTCCTTTCTGGACTTCGTGTGTCCCAACGTGTGTCGATCTTTGGTTCTGTTTTTATGTTCCGGAAAGTTCTTCCTGCGTCTGATCCTCCTTGTGTGGATTCTTACGTCAAGAAGATGGTCACTCCCTCGGAGCCCCCTTCACCGGATTTTTTGGCTTTTGTCAGAAAAGAAATTGATAGGATGGTTCCCGTGGGTTGGGATCGTGGCTACGGCCGCCGTGTGGACCGTTTAACATTGCCAACGTCGGCCTGTTGGGAAAAAGGGAGATCGAAAGGTGGTGCTCGTGCAGTCCTTATGGACGAGCATATGAAAATAGAAAGAAAAGAATTTTGCGATTACCTTCGGGGTTCTTACCGGCCGTCCTGGGCCGTGACACCGAACACTGTACGTGCCGTCTCTGTTTTTACAGGGGGGAAGTATCGCATTGTGACAAAAAACAGAGTGTCGATGCAGTGTCTCGGTGCACTTCATGATACTCTTTATTCTTTCTTAACAAAAAAAACTGCTTTCTTGAGAGGTGAAGCTTTACCTGAGTGTTTCCGTGATTTTGCGCCTGTTCAAGGCGAGGTTTTTGTTTCAGGGGACTACGAGTCCGCCACCGATAATTTGAGTCTTGAGGTCCAGCGCCTCATTTTGACCTTGTTGTTGGATCGGTGTACTTCTGTCCCCTCGGACATTATTTCCTCAGCTCTTGCATCGCAATCTTGTGGATTTTTCTCTGCCAAAGGCGAGTTTTTGGGGCAACAGTCCCGAGGCCAGCTAATGGGCAATCTCCTATCCTTTCCTCTGCTTTGTCTGGTCAATTACCTTGCGTTTAAGTACTTTGTACCTCGCTCGGTCCCTGTCCGGATTAACGGGGACGACATCGTCTTCCGGGCGCGCCCGGATGAAGTGGATCGTTGGATGGAGGGCGTCCGTTCAGCCGGTCTTACCCTTTCCAAGGGCAAGACTCTCGTTGACTCTCGCTTTTTCTCTCTTAATTCTACTTTTTTTTCTTCGACTCGCGGAGGGGTGAAGTTGGTGAAGATCATGAGGTCTACTTGGTGGTTTTCTCCTATGGAGGATCCCTTGTCGATAGCGGAGCGTATCAAATGCTTGGCACGCTCTTCTCCCGCTCATGTTCGGACCTGGCTTCACGGCCATTTCCTCCGCTTGCATAGGGCGACGATTTTCTACTTCCAAAGGTCCCTTCGTCGGGGTCTTGGTTGTGTGATATCGGATGATGCCATAGCATGCGGCGGTTATTCCCAAAGAGAGTCGTTTTATAGTAAGTTGGATTCCGAAGCTCCGTTGCCTGCAACGACTGTTGGTTTCCATAAACAAAAAATACCAGACGGATGGAGGAGAGTCGAGACTAAGGATTCGTCTCAGGATGATGAATTTTTTGAGGCTCTGGTGGACCAGGCTTGGGATCCTACCAAAAACGATCGTGAGATCGATTGGAAGGGGGGTACCTTGCGCTGGACTGCTGTCCGGAAGCCTGAGATTAGACGTTTGGCGCGTTTAGCCCGCATTTCCTTCGTGGAGTGCCGGCGGCTATTGGCCCTTACTACAATAAAAGAGTGGAAAGAACAAAAAAAAGAGAAACATTGGCGCCGTTGGACTTCCCTCGCGTTTGTGAGGGGTAGTTGTTGAGTGCGACAGTTCCCGTTCCGTGATCCGGAGCGACGGGGTCATCTTAGCTTCGGCGTGGTGAATCCTGTGGGGAGAATAGCCCCACCCCGTTGTAGACCGGAGGAGAGTCGGCACACGAGGCTTCTTAACAGGAGTGTATTAGAGCGACTAGAAATGATTGGATTGGTAGGGAGTGATCCCCCACTTGGATAAGTCTTGGGTCAGTTGATTCATTCAACGCGAAGATCTAGTCTCCTTTCACGATGGTCAGTCTTTGCTGACAGCTCGCTAGTGTTGACGCTGAGAAGAAGGGACGGA